TGTAATCAAACGAGGGAGCTCATGGGGATGGTCCGTCAGAAACAGCTTGGTGAAAGAGGGAGCGCTTGTCTTTTCTGTCCTGTCATACGGCAGGTTCAAGGCGTCAAAGGCTTTTGCGATTGAAGCCGCCGACCATATCTCCACATTAAGATTAGTAAGATCCCTCACTCTCTTCAGTAATTTCTTTTCTTTGTTCTTAAATCGTTCTATAAGGCGCATGGATTTTGGGATATCCACCCTAACTCCCCTCTTCGTCATGCTGAGAATGACGTTGATCAGCTTGCACTCCATGTCATAAACGGTTTCCAACTCATCCTTGGCAATTTCCCATGACAATTTTTCGTGAAGTTTTAAAGTCAGCCTTGCGTCCGCCTCTGCGTACTCACCAGCAAACTGCGCCGGCATCTTGTACATTTCGCTCTTAGGGTCCACGCCAAAAGCTGCCGCGGCCTCTTTCAACTTAATTTCATTTTTATACTGTCCTAGGTAATCACCTGCAATGCTATTTAAGGTGTAGGAGAATCTGTTTTCATCAATAAGCGCCATAGCCACCATGGTATCATGGAGTCGACCCTTGACTTCTATCCCCAAGGTAGTAAGCCACCCAATGTCATATTGTGCATTGTGAAACACTTTCTCAATTGAACCGTCTTCACATATGGACTTAATGTATCTGATAACTTTCTTTTCATCCATGTTACCACTCTCATGCCGGATGGGATAATATCCCGCAAACCCATTCGCTGAAACGGCTATGCCAATCACATATCCCCTCTTGGTAGGCCATCCTGGGCCTTCCTTTATTAATTCCGTATCACATGTCTCCAGATCAATTGCCACGCAATCATGCATGGATAGGTCCGGAAATGTAGTGGGAGCAACCCACTCTGAATCTACTGATGGTGGAAATAGGCTTCTCATTTATTCTCCTTGTTTAATTTTTTAATGTATTTCCGGGTTATTTCTCCTTTGATTTCTCCCCTCGACTTAGGATATTTATCCTCCAAGAGAAGCTCGGCATAATGGATAACTTTCTCGATGTCCTGTCTTCCTCCCTTGATGCTATGCCTCGTAATGTATTTCACAATGTTTCCCTCATACCAACCCAGTTTATTCTTGACGATGTAATGGCTTGGCTGGATTGCCATTCTCTTGTAATGATCTCCCCCTATCTGTTTTTTATGGGCACTCATATATGAAATCCTCCATAATCCTGTGGCTGCACTACATGTAGTGTCTCCTTGGCTCTGGTGACCCCTACATAGAACACCCTGCATTCATTATCGGGATCTCTGTGCATTGCCAATCGGGCTTTCCTCGACATATCAGTAAGGAGCATGACATTATCGGCTTCTCCCCCCTTGGATGCATGGATAGTACTAAGCTGTATTCTTGGTTCAGCCGTAAGCGAGTAGTTTCTTGCTTGCATGGCACGGATAAAATCCTTGTCATCATTGCCCACTTTATCAAAAGCTATGTCCCAAGGCTGTCCCGCCACCTCTCCCATTAATCCCTGGTGCATTACCAATTCTTCAACACCGTATCTCTCCTGGGTGGCTGTTTTTAATTGCTTGTAGCCATGCTCTATTCCAATCTGCGTGGACATGTAGGAATAAATACTCTTGACATCCTCCAGTTCTATTTCATCCCCTTCAGTTAATTTTCCCCAGCAGTCAACGGCGTTTAATAATTTTTTAGAGACAGGCAGTCTTCCATTTCTCGTGTATACTATTCCTTCGGAACGTAAATCGTCTTCCATTCTCGTAAGAAGATACTGTGTTCGACCTTGTATAAGCCACGTTCCTTCTGCGGATAAGTCCACGCTTCCAGGAACACTGTGGTATTGTACCAAACCTTTTTTATTTGTTCCTTTCCATTCCTTCGGGTGCCGGTATTCCACGCGGTTTATAATTTCCTGTGATAAATTTTGAACAGAAATTGGACATCGATAAGATTGTTTAAGGACTTTCTTGTTTCCTTTAAGGTTAATGAAATGATTTGGATCGGCTCCCGCAAATCCATAGATGGCCTGATCATCATCCCCTCCGTAATATATTTTTTGAACGTTTTCCTTTAGCTTATCAATCATGTTTAATTGCAATCGGCACAGGTCTTGCGCCTCGTCCACAAAAATAACGTCGAGAGGAGGAACCATTCCTCCTTCATTATAATTTTCAATCATGTCAGTAAAGTCAATCAAATGCCTTTCTTTTTTATATTTCTCAAACGCCTCGTGGGTCCACTTAAGTTGTGGCCAGTGATGTGCCATATTTTTTTCATTGTAATATTCCTGAAGACTTAGGCAGCGCATCCTAGCTTGGTTAACAGCAGTTAAAAGTTCATTGTCAACTGTTATGATTCCTGAGCCATCAGGTCCCTCACCTATGAATCCTAGATTCATCCCAAATTTACTGGCAAATTCCTTATAATGTTTCTTGGACATGACCTGTGATTTAGATAGGCCTAGTTCATGAAACGCCAAGGAATGCAGCGTTCTGAAATAAGGAAGATGCTGTTCTTCCAGATTAAAGTTTTCCATTGCCCTCTCCCTCGCCTCGTTAGCCGCTTTCTTCGTGAAAGTGACAAACGCGATGCGGTCCGGATGAACCCCTCTTGCCATCTCCTCTTCCGCTAGGGTAAGAAGCGTGTGTGTTTTTCCTGTACCAGGTGGTCCGTATATAATATTATCTGCTGGCATTTTCTTCCTCATATACTTTCAGTATTAATTTACAATCATCAGGTGTAACACCACTTTTCCTGTTATTAAATTCCCAGGTGCAAAAGACAATGTTACCTTCTTCATAAGGAAGTCTAGGGTCTATACGATCAACAGATATATTAGTAGGTCTGCTTCTCTTCCAGCCTTCTCCAGTTGAGCGTTTAGTGGTTAGCTCAACTCCAGTATATCTACAATAAGAACCATATTCTTTTTTATGCTTATAATATAATTCTAAAAGATGATCCCTGTTTTTAAGATTATATGAAATGCCTCTAAATCTAATTGACTGCCATATATTATTAAAGTATCCTTTTTCTGACTCTACATATTTTAAATCAGTTATATTTCTCTTTGATTTAGAATGGAATGTCATCGTCTTTTTCTCCTTTCACCTCATGTTTTGAATCCGGTTGCTGGTATGCAGGAACCCACCATACACGAATAAAATTCTTTTTAATATTCCATCTATGGGACCTCTCTGAATCCTCCAACTTCTCACCCTCTTTCAAACTTTTTGTTTGAACGTCTCGTAGTCTAGTAATAATCTGCCCTATATTATAGTCAGTAAATTTATGTCTCGCCAGAAAATCCATTAGATCATTCAACCGGAAATAAGTTTTTCCCTTCTCCGTCCATGGCTTATGAAACTTAAGGTCATCACGGGTGAGGGCCTGCGCACGGCCAGTACAAAACTCCTGGAGGAAAGTCTCAAACTGACCGGAGACAGAGCCATCATCAGAGGCGTCGATTTCGACCATGTCCTTGCTTTGCATTAAGGCATCAATCTTATCGGTCCACGATGATTGCTTTTCAAAAGGAGGCATGGTGTTTAAAACATTCATGCATATCCTTTGAAACTTTTGTTGATTCTGTAGCTCTTCTGTTTGTAATTCCAGTCTTGTGTCTCCCACCTGCAAAAACCATACTGGAGGTTCCGTTTTTAATTTGGACAGGCCTGTGATTTCAAGAGGTCCGTTTCCCCCTCCTATTCCATGCTTTCTTGTTCGACACAGCTTGGCGTTGCAATAGGCGTTTATAGGTGGCTCCTTGCATCTATAGTTATAGGATTTTTTCTCCAGTTGCTTTTGAACTATGACCACTTCCTGTGCGCCAAGCGGAGGGTTCATGTACTCACGGTTATGCTCCTCCAATAAAGACTTCCAGTTGTCCGGGTCAAACTTCCTAAGATAAACCCCAATGTTAAATAGACCGTTGTTTCGTGTTCCTTCCGGAAATCCTTGTGTGCATAATTGCTGAAGGCATGGTGGGCCATCCTTTATGACCTCTTGTGATATTTCTATTAAAATCTTGCTTATGTCTGAAATGACATATTTATTATATAAATTTATGAATTCTTGCAGTGTTGCCGCTGTGCCGTCGTCCTTGTAGGCGTAGCGCTCTGTTTCTTTAGCGCTGTAATAAGGTAAGTTTAAAAAATTTCCCAAATCTCCTTTTTCCAGGAGAATGCTTGACTGCTTGGGGAACAGTTCTGCATTGGAA